ACTTCCGAAGGATTCCAAGTAGCTGGCAATTGTTGTGTAGTATTATCAGACATCATAACTTCAATTGTTTCAGGAAGTGAATAATCATCACCTTGATTTATAGTCTGCTCAATATCGGAAATAGATGAAATTTTAGGAATTGGAACAGTTTTTACAGTTACTCTACATTTAGCAGTTTTCTTGCTGTCAACCGTTGTTACAGTGATAATTACTCTTCCTTTTTTAATACCACTTACAGTTCCATCTGAATCTACTGTAGCAATTTTTACATTGCTAGATTTCCAAGTCACATTTTGATTTGTGGCTGTTGATGGGAAGATAGTAGGAGTTAAGGTTTCAGTTGATCCTATGTTTATGGTTGTTGTTTTCTTGTTTAGTGTTACTTTTGTTGGTTTAACTGTTTTTGTTGATGCAGTTTGTGAAATAGTATTTGAATTTGATACTTGAAGTGATGTATTTACCTCAGATGCTAATGTAGGAGATGTTAGGATAGGGGTTAATAATAGGGATAGAGATAATGTGATTGTGGAAATTGTGGTTAATAGTTTTTTGGGGAATTTTGTTTTTGGATAGGATTTTAATTTTAATTTCATATTTGTTTCCTCCTCTTACTTTATCTTACTTATCTGTATATAAGTATATAGTAAAAATGAGGAAATTGCTAGATTTTTATTGTGATTAATTGTGACATTTATTTTATTTATTGGTTTGTTGAGGATGGTGGTAAGTTGGAAGGAAGGGAGGAAGGATGAGGGATTAAGTTTTAATTTTAATCCCTTGGATTATTTATATTCCATATTTATCTTTGTTTTCTTGGGTTTTCTTTTTATCTTGTCTTAGGTAAAATTTCTTAGTTACATCTAATCCCGAATGATTCAATAATTCAGAAATATCCTCAATCGGCATCCCGGCTAATTTTAGTAGTTGGCTCCCAGAATGGCGAAAATCGTGGCAATGTAAAGTAGGTATACCAACTAGATTACCAATCCGTTTTGACCAATCAAATAAAGTTCCTGAATTTGCATTTCTTATTTCTCCCGACCACTTAGTAATAAAAACAAATCCTAAATCATTGATTTCTTTAATTTTTCTATATTCTTGCAATTCTCTAAGTTTATCCTTGACTTCTTGATTAAAATACAGAGTAACTATTTTACCTTCTTTTTCTAAAACATCATTAACTGTCCTTGCTTCAAAATCAATTTGATCCCATTTTGTATTTGATACTGCTGTAACCCTTGCCATAGTAGATAATGAAAATAATGCGTAAACTTCTAATTGAATATCACCATGTTCTTTCAATTTATCTTTCATAAAATCTACTTGCTCTTGTGTTAAAAACGTTTGAACTGCTATATCTGTATCCTTCTTAGGTCTTTCTATAAATTCCATTGGATTTTCAAGAATTATCTTCTTTCTTCTAAGAAATTTATAAAAAGCAGAAAGAGATGACATCCTACGTTTCATTCTACGTGAATTATTTCCTTCTATTTTACAAAAGTAAATAAATTCAATAATATCATCCTCTTGTAAATCAGTTATACATTGGTTCACTTGTTTATCATATATATAAATTAACCAATGTTGTATGTCGTTTTCGTAACCATCTATCGTTCCTTGAGATAATTCACGTATTGTCATATCAATTTTATATTTATTCCATAATTTCATTGTTTCTGGATTTATCTTCTTAAGTTTTTCAGCATCATAAAAATTAATACGCTTGCTTCTTTCTGCCATCAATACACTTCCTTAATTTATTTATTACTAATTAAATATTTTACTATAAGTCTCATCATTCAAGTCACTAGGGAATAATATGTAATATTCTACTCCTGACTCCTTAAATATATCTTCCTTTTTCATTAGTTTCTGTCTATATTCTTCTTTAGATTTACTATTAATTATAGGTTTATCTCTATAATATGAATTTTTATAATCTCTTAACATACCTGCAATCTCAACATAAATTAGTCTATCTTTATATTTTATTACATAATCACAATCCATCATTCCTTTATAATCGTCAATAAAAGTATTGTATCTAACACCCCTATTGTAATCCGAATTAAATTTTAGATTAATATCTCTCAAATAATTTGTAAAAACATACTCAAATTGAGAAGATGTAATTTCTCCATCATCATAATGATAGACCATGCCATTACCAGCTTTTAAAAACTTAAATCCAATACTATAAATATAATCACTAATTGACATATTCAATTGTTCATGGAATATTTTGTTGTATGTACTATAACTCATTGTAAAGTCACAATTATCAATATCATCTTTAGATATCGTTGTTCTGTGTTCTTCGTTTTGAATTTTATTACAAAGTATTATAATATCTTCTTTTAATTGTTCAAGCGGTCTAGATAATTCTTTAAGATTTTTATGAGTAATAGTAAACCCTAATTCTTCCTTCATCACATTAATACTGCCCCAATATTTTTTAATTGTTGTAATTCCAATCTCATTATCTTCTGGATTATCAAAATCATGAGAAATTAATGGTCTGTCTAATTTATTTTGCATATTTTTAATCATTAATATCACTTCTTCTTTTGACAATGTATTTGCTTTGCCTCTTGTACGTATATCATGTTCTTCACTTTCCGTTAATTCAAAACCGCACAATTTTATTAAATTAGAAAAATCATTTCCAAAATGAAAGACATATGTTTTGTATGACGATAAATTATTCTTCTTTTTAAATGTTTTAATAATACTAGATGGAATGCCATTTATTTTTATATATTCTGTTAATGACTCAATAAGTTGCAATGGAGTATATTTAAAATATACAGTATCTAAATTACAATACTTTTTTAAATCATTAATAGTTCCAAATACATTATATATAATATTTATTGTTGGAAAATCAGGGTTAATTTTAGACTCGGCATTAATATGTTTTGTCTTTGGAATACACTGAAGTTTATTTGCTAATTCTAAATAATATTTTACAATTTCTTCTTTAGGAATCATTTTCTTTTGAATAAAATTAGTAGTACCCATCTCAATTGCTTTTTGCATCGAATGTTTACCACACGCATCTTTATTTATAATATCTTTTTTATGATTATAATAATTTGCCCACGAAGTTTGAATTACATTATGGATTCCTTCTTCTGCACAGTAATCGCAAACATATTCAACTTCTTGTTTACATTTGTCTGGTAAATCACTTACATTAACTATTATTTTTGTATTACGCTCTACTTGCATTTTACCATTTGGCCTTTTTACTCTTGAAATTACATAACCTTTTTCCTCATAATGTTTGATATTTATTGAACCTAAAACTACTTCAACTTCTTTTGTTTTTAACATCTTTACAACACCGTCCTTCGTATTATTTGTCCTCCAAAAAGTAATAAGCAGGAAACCAATAGGACAATTGGCTTATCGTGTAGCTATTCACTATCCCACTTATTTGTGTAAATCAATCCATTAATAACCATTAATCAATCACACAAAGTAAGCACCTCATATTAATGAAGTGCCTGAGTTCTATAATTGATTAAATTATTTATTATTTATTTATTAACTTCTTTATTAACCTTCAATTTATCTTTATCTAACTTCTTCGCTTTCTTCCTATCTTTTTGTCCTTTTTCTATTATTGAATATTCTTGCCACCCTCCATCCAATGTGCAGTGGTTCATCCATCTATAATCAATTTCAGGATATTTATAGTGGAACATTTTCTTTTTGAGCTTTGCTATTGGATCTACCATACCACCCTTAATATCAAAAACTATTACAGGATTGTTTCCAGAATCATCTTTGGCATAAGTTAAAACATAATCGGCAACATAGTTCACAGCAAGAATATTTTTATCATTATGTTTAAATTTTGGCTGTAATTCGTATTTTACTTGTCTTTTACAATCTATAATTGTTCCGTTTTCTAATCCTACTTCTACTACTTCTTTGAAGAATTTAAGCTCTAAAAGTGAATCATAAGTTATGTTTTTATATGTACGATCTGCTTTCCCCTTGTCTGTCAAGTTAACGTGAAATTTACTGTATTTTTTCTTTGCCATTTATTTTCTTTCATCTCCAATATTCCAATATCAAAACAAAGACATCACACTAAAGCAATGTCTTTGTTATTTAGTTTATTTATTAATCTTGCTTACTTACTTAAGAAATTGACTGCTTTTTCAATATCCTTATATTTAAATTTTTCTTCTTTTAAGGACTTAATACTATAGTATTTACTATCATCTTTACCAAACGTATATTCCTTGCACTTAAAATTATTACTATTGTTATCAATTGACAGGCAAACACATGCCAACCCTGAACCTGTTTCTTCATGTGTATTGTATATTTGACAAAGTTTATTGTTTTTAGGACTATTTTTATGAAAATTAAAAACATCAAAATTATCCTTTAATTTAATACCATATTTACTTTTCATAAATGATAATATTTCTGATTCACTAAAAACATAATCCTTATCAACTTCTTCAAAATATTCAAATTCATACGCATCCTCAATAAGAACATAGGTATTATTTATAAAAAGATATTCTCCTTCCAAAAACCAATCTTTTATAATATTATCTGTGTCTAAATCAAACCATTCTCCATATTTCCTATTGTCTTTATAAAATTCATGGACGGAAGCTTCAAACTTGCTTAACAAGAAGTCACTTAAATAAACTACTCCTACTAACTTTAAATTTGGATTTAATCCTACATAATTTTGATACAATTGTTTTATCTGACTAAACCTTTTTGTCAAATCTAAAGAGTAACCGATTTTTGTTAATTTAGTATCCTCGTTATACAAGAAATAAACATAACCATACTTATTTGCTTTCAGCATTTTCGAAACAAAATGTAATTCTCTTAAAACTCCATGTGACACTGAATTAAAAACTGACACATACTGCTCTTTCATCTCTTGTCCAAAATAATCGATAATCTCTTTAACTTCTTCTTGATTAAACTCTTGCACATTTTTCATTAATTAAACATCTCCTTTAATATTTTTATTTCCTTACGATTTGGAAGCAGGAAGATAATAAGGATTTTATCTTTCGGGAGCTACCCTATCCTGCTTACTGTGTAATTTTTCAACACAATAAAATCCCATTCTAATAAATTAATAAAAGAATGAGATTCAATCTGCTGAAAATATTAAATTATCATAATTCCCAATTTCCAAAACCATTGCTATAAGCCACTTTCAGAGTTCAATAAATAACATAAAATCAGTGTTTATTTGGAGTTAGTTTTTGATGAGATAGAAATAGTAAAAAAATAAGGAAAGAAAGACAATTTGGTTTTGTCTGTCTCTCCTTATTTTGATGTTTTTAAATTATGAACTTAGCTATTGCTCATAATTTTGTTTATTTATGATGATTGTGTTTGTTTCTTGTGAATTATTGTATTTTTCTAATATTTTTTTTGCTAGAAGTTGGTGTTCTGGAGTAGGTTTAAACTGATTTCTAGACCTTCCATAAGATACTTCAAATAACCATTCAATTTCTTTATTTGGTAATATTATATCATTATTAACACAATGCTGAAAGTACATTAATTTATATGTATTAATACCTCTTGATGATCTGGTAATTCTTTTATAAATATTTATATTTAAATTACTATCCATCTTTTTAAATTCATGATATTCATTTATTGAAAGAATGTGTCCATATTTATCAATCATATAATCAAACGATTTAAACACTATATTTTCTAATTCTGTTTCACTATTAATAATAGAATCTTTAATATCATTATCATTGTATTTTTCCAATATAAGTTTTGCTAATTCTGAATATTCATCACTAACTAATTTATTTCCCCTACGAGTTGAATTTTTGCTTATATTTATAAGCCATTTTATTTCTGATTTTGGTATTACAATATTATTTTGTTGACATTTGTGAAAAAATTCTATTTTTAATTCAAATACTCCACCATATTTATCCTTCCTATTTAAAGAACTAATTATATGACTAATATCATCTATCAATATATCTGTGTCTTTTAATTTGTTTATCTCAGTTCTATTAAGTATTTTGTTATATTTACTTAACATATGTTTAAATATATTAAATATTTTTTCTTTATCCCAATATCCATTAGATTTTACAAAAGTAAGTTTACCAAATTTCTCCGCAAACTCAGAATAATTTTTAAATCTTTTTAAAATTTCTTGATAAAGAGAATGATTTTCTGTTCGTAAATATAATGCATATGGCAAATATTCATCATTATCACTATATTTTAATACCTCTACCATTAATTCTTCGTCACTTAAAGAATTGAATGATAAGAATTTTTCTTGTTTAATATATTTAAATTCCAAATTTAAATATGGTTTAAAAATATCATATAATGATTCTTGTATTTGAGAATATTTTTTATTAATAAAAACACTTGGTTCAATAGATATATAATCTACATTATTTTTCTTATATAACTTTTCTTTAATTTCTCTAACTTCCATATATACCTTGCCAAACTTCGATGTAGTGTTGTGATCCTCACAACCCCATACCTCTACATGCAATTCTTGTAATTCTCCATTTTCTTTTATAATAGAAAACATAAAATCACTTCTATAATTTTCATTTTTAAACGGTTTTCTTTCTCTTAAATAAGGAACATTATTGAATATTAAAAAATTGGCTGAAAATAATTCATAGGTACTATTATTGTAGAATTTATTATTGTCCATTAAATCGTTAGATCCATCATAATTCATTTTTCGTTTAATGCCATACATTCCACCAAAATTTTGTATATATCTATTATCAATTTTTAATTCTTGCATTATTTCTGTACTTCTAGGAAATCGTCCATATTTACTTATAAGTTTTTCAATGTCTTTTTTAAATACATCAAAATCATTATAATATCCATTTGGTTTTATATTCATTATTTCATCAAGATTGTATCCTAACTCTAATGCCAATTCATGAGGAGTTTCTTTAAAATTTACTAATGCACTATACAATGCACTACCATCTAGATGACATTCCATTTTGGATATTGTTCCATATGTTTTTATAAATTCGTCTAATGCTTTAAGTCTATTTTCTTTAAAAGTCCAATATCCCATATCTTCTTTTGTCAACACATTTGATTCTTGTTTAAATTTAAGTACATCTTTATATTTTTTATATCTACAAGAACTACAAGTATCTTTTGCAACATTTCTACGCTCTTTTAAGTAATTAACCCATTGCTTTGGAACTATAGTATATATTCCGTCATCTTGGCAATAATCGCATGTTACATTTACCGAATTTGGGGCATGTATAGACAAATCCTCTACTTTTACCATAAATTCATTACCGTAATTTGTAAAAATATATCCTAATTCAACAAATCTCTTTTTATTATTTCTGTTCCATTTTACAGTCACTTCTTTTGTTATTAACATTTTATTATCTCCTCTTCTCTGATTAAAGGATAAAATGGGAAAAGAGACTATAAATCAGAGTTATAATCTCTTTCAATTACTTCACAATTCAGTTGCAACTAAATATGAAAACCATATGTAATTATTTTATTACTTTATTCTTTAAAAAATAATTTTCTTCCATTTCTTTAGTATCTTTCTTACCATCTTCTTTAAAATTAACATCTTTCCATTGCATATTCCCACTAGGAGAAAATAGCATCTTAATATAATCTTCTTCTCCTTCAAACTCAGAAAATCCATCAGTAAAATAAAGTTTATCTTGCTTCTTGGTAATAAAATAAACTTTATCCATTTTAACACCATCTGGAGGAAAAGCTGCACAAGTATAGGATAATTTTACTTCGTTATATTTTACCACTAAACAATCCTCCTAACTTATACCTCTACATAATTCATCATATCACCCTCAGCATTTGGGAATATATCCCACTCGATAGAAAGTTTAGTCACATTATCTGAATCCATCGATAAGGATACACTACTCTTCGGCTTAACATTAGGTAATTGATATTGGACATAGGTGTCATTTTGATCAGTTCCTCTTAATGCAGCATCAGCATAAATAGTATATCCACCAGGGAAACTGACGTTATCTACAGTAAAACTATTATGAGTACCATCCAACAAATAATAAGCAACAACTTTACCTTCTGAAGCAAATGTAGTAGCATTAAAAGTTAATTCAGTATTATTTGCAATAGAATATTTATCTATGGTAGTTGCTGGAAGTCCTACGAGTTGTTCTACTCCATGAGTATGTAAATCAGCGTCTAAAATGAAAATAGACAAGCTCCCACTTTTTGGGGTGGACGCTAACACTGTCCCTGCTCCACCAGCAGCTACAGTCAAGACTTCTCTTTTTGCAACTGACATAGTTTTACTAGTAATTGCAGTACCAAATAGTAAAGCCACGACTTTTTTCTCAAATATTTCCATTTCAGTTTTGAATGTACCTTCACGATTTTTATCCCATCTAATTGCTTTTACACTTTTGTTATATGCGTATACCTGCTCGCTCGTAAAATCAATACTAGACGTTTTTGCATAATCAATAAAAAGGAATGGTTTGTTTGTACTATTTGAAATTATTTGTAGGTTCGCAGAATCTTTAATACCTTGCAACATAAATAAAACCTTCTTTCTTTTTTTAATTTATTTTTATCTTTGTATAATATAATAGACTTAATATTCTTTAGGTTGTTTATAGTCTAGTTTAATTACTTCACTCCAATGTTTTCCATCAATAATTTCATTTTTCCCACTTATTAAGAAAATGCTGAAACTATCTTTATAATTATTAATTCCCATTATCGCTTTATAGCAATTAATAATCCTCCATAAACTCCATTTTTTTATTTCTTCGACTGGTATGTAGGAGATTCCACCATATTCACAAACATTAATTACATCTTCCATTTTCAATTCATTCTTTTTAGCATTTCTCATTCTACCTGCTTGAAGTTTTTCCCAAATATCTTTTTGTCTATCATTTGCGAAAACCTTTTTCTTCTCTTTTTTAGCACGTTCTCTGCCAGAAATTTTCAAAATAATTTCTGCAAATTCATCAAAATTATCTCTGTTTAACCTACCATCAAACGATTCAAAAGATATTCCTTTCTCATCAAAATCTAGTTTAGATTTACAAAAAAAATCTAAAGATAAAAGTAAATATGACATAAATTCTTGATAATTACATACTAAATCGAAATTAGTCAACCCTTCTTTTTGTTCATCAGTTATTTCTTCGTAAATATTATCTAATGTAATATAGTAAGGGAGAAGTAATTTCTCAAATTTATCTATACCGTATTTGAATATTTCAATAAAACTTGGTTGATATATAGTGCAAATATCATAGAATTCAATTGGTTCTTGTATTTTTAAGTAAATATTATACTTATCTATATCCATATTAATCACATCATTGAAACTCGGTAGATTTATAAGCAATATAAACCCCCGAATAGCTTTCATTTACTATAAATTCATCCATATCATAAAATGGCAATTTACCTAATCCCAAATCTCTTGAAGAATTAAATACTTCATCTATGTAATTTAAAAGCATATCATATCTTAAAGACCCATAATCTGTCTTTAATAGTGAATTGTGAATTATAATATAGAAGTAAATACTGCCATTTTTATATGTCATTCCATTTGGTTTATATCCAAACTTCATTGTGATAAAACTTTTTGGAGATTCTTGAATAGTTGGAATGAAACGATAAGGAAATATTTGTGAGTAAACCAAAGATGTTACATCAAAATTATTAGGCAATGGTACATCTAAAAAATTATTTTCATTGTTAACTAAACATTTAACTATTTCTTCTCTTTCAAGTAATTTCATTAAAATAGTTGTCTTATTTATGCCTAATTCTGAGAACCTTCCCATTTTTTCTATTCACCTTCTTTAAATCTAACTATCACTTCCTAAAATAAACTCTTTACCTGAATAACCATTCCATCCTGACTAACAATTTCTTCATCCACACTTTTGCACCATAATTTTACATACCCTAAAGTATCCCCTCGCACTACACAAGTATTATTAAGTGAATTTTGTAATGTAATAGTTGCTAATGTAGTTGGTAAGTTATCAATTCCTGTTAACCAGAAAGATGATTCTTTAACTATAGATAAACCATTGTTTTTGAATACTGCTAAATATTCTTTAGTGTACGTTTTGATTATACTTGTACTTCCACTAATTACTGCAGTATAATTATGCTGTTCTTCCTCAACAACTTCAATTTCAATACTATCCTGAATCAAATTATCATTATCCAATTTGCAACTGATACTTACATTCCCTACAGACAAGAAACTTACCAATCCTGTGTTTGATACAGTAGCAATTAAATTATTGCTCGAAGAAAAAGTAAGCAAAGGAGATGTAATTATTGTTTCTCTATCTTTTACTTGAATATTTAATTGTACAGGAGTATTAAGGTCTGCTTGAATCGAATCTCCATTTAAAATAGTAAGAGAATATGATGGAAATACCTGTTCAACTTCGCTATAAACCATTTTTATCAACAATAATCCATTCACAGTAATATCATCAATATTTACTACCGTATAATTCCTCATTCCAATTTTAAACACGTAATTCATTGGAATTTGTCTAGTAATTGAAGTATTACTTATTTGTACTGCAATTTCTGAATCTAATGTTGATATTATTTTTTGTTCGTCTAGGGAGATTGAACCTTTTGAGATTATGCAAGGGATTGTGTGGAGAGTTGAGGATGAGTCGTAGAATTGGAGTGTGTTGTTTGATTCTAAAATTTTTGTACTTAAATAAGCTTGATTGCTTTCAGGTTTGGTTACAACTAAAAAAGTTCTATTATCCCATTTAACAATAGAACCTGTTTTTACAACACTATCTAATGCACAAAATAATTTTCTATCTTTATTATCACTATTGATAGGATTAATATGGCCTTGAATTACTCCTCGCTCTGTTTCTTCGTCAATTACAAATGAACAACCTTCAGCAGAGTGATACCTTTGAATATCAAATCTTTCAATCGCATCTTGTATAATTAAATTATCTTGATAATCATCACCAAATAAATCACCATCTGTCATCCATTCTTGATGTAGATTCATTTAATTACCTCATTTATCATTGAAGGTAATCTACGAGTAAAATTGGAAATAGTTAGAATTTCATGTCTTAATTCAGGGCAATCAGTGGATAACGAAACTCCAAATCGTTCTTCAATCATTTTCATAATCAAATTAATCCTTTTATATTGCCTATCACAATAATAAGACAATTCCATTTCCCCTTGTGGAGTTTTAACAATTATATTCACTTAATCACCACCTTATTAAGAATACTTATATGTATTAAATTCTTGTTGTAACTCTTTGATATCTTCCTTCAATAATCTTTTAGAATTTTGTATTCCGTCTAATTCTTGTTTTTTACTCGGAAGTGAATTGAAGTCTTTTGTTCCTATGCGTGTTTTTAAGCTTACAAGATATGATTCTTTCTTATTATAATATTCATATAACATCTGAGTAGCAATTAATTCTAATTCATCGTCATCTAAAGTATTAATAAAATTACCATCTGTATCTGAATCATTATCTAATATATAATCTAAAGAATTTTTGACATATTTTTTGCATTTAGATATCGCAGAATTTAACCATTGAAAAACTAATAATTCTTTACCAAAAAAGTCTTCATCTGATTTGGAAAAGAATAAATCATATGCTGATTGGATGGGAGTTCCCATATTTTAACCCCCTTAAATCTCTTTAAATTTCTTGCCCGAATGTGCTTCAATAAAAGTGATTTTCTCAAAACTATCAAGTTTAACTTTTTTAGCATAATTTATAATTCTTACTTTTTCATGATAAGAAACAATTTTTTCTTGAACTTCTTTTTCAAATTGTTCTTGAGATTTTATATCAAGGATTTTTTGGCATACTTCATCTGTCAAGACTTGTTGTTTTATTTTTCCATCTTCTGAATCAAAACCTACATAAATACGAAGATCAGGATTTTGAATATAGATACGAGCATGTGATCCTTTACTATCTGTTCCAACAAAAAATACATTTGAATTATTACGAAGAGAAACTATGTCACGATTTAGCATATCTAAGTAACCATTTGCTTTTATGCTTAAATCTCCACCTTGGACTAAAGAAAAATAAATATCATTATCTGCCAGATTTTGTAAGGATGAATATGAGTCCATGAGAGGGGGGGTATAAGTATGTTGTTGTACTAGGGTTTCTGTTTGTTGGGATATTTCCGTATTAAGTTGTTCCTTTGTTTCTTTCACCGCCATATTTTATTCCTCCATTTATTCCTTTATTTTTATCTTTTTATGTAATTCACCAAATGTAAATAAAGAAAGGCAATTCGTCTAAATTGCCTTTCTTTATAAGGTCTACTGATTCACAATTTTATATTTAGCTTACAGTTTATCTACAGGGAAATTAGAATCGCTAATAATACCCATCTGTGGGATATATTCAGGAATTATCACGCTGCCCACTTCAAGATCGTATCTAGTCATAGATTCACCTGTTACAACATCAAATCCTGTCGCACTTTGCAATCCACCACGATAGCCAATTTGCAAACATGCAGTTTCCCCTGCAACTAAGAAGAAAAGAAGACCTTCGGGTAAATAAGTATCATACATCGTACCATCAGAATTTAATTTTAGCAAATTATAACTGTTTGGAATTTCAGTCACAATACTATTATAAAATGTAGAAATCAAACCAGTTTTCATAATTTCTTCAATTACTGAGATAGGAAGTTGTTTGGCTAGAGTTCCTGCGGTATCTGTATTAAATCCAGTCATATCATTAATTTGAGAGACCACACTATAATCACCAAAAATTCCTACATTTCCCCATCTACGGGTAGTTTTTAACATATTTTGTACTGATGTTTTTGTAACTCCAGCAGCTTCAACAAAATTTTTAATACCAGTTGCATTCTTAACACCATTATATAATGAATTCATTACAGTATAGAAAATTTTATTTTGCATATCAGTTAAAACTTGTTCTGCAAGAGGAGCAATACTATCAGGGTTTCCTGTAGCTAACTGCCTGTAGTTAATACTTGTACCTCCAGAAATAGTTTGAGTTGTCATTTCACGATAACTCCATGTGGAGGTTGCAAATGGTACATCACCTTGACTAGCCTGAAATCCAGACATTTTACCTTGAAGTTTATATACTTTATAAAGTAATCTCTCATTAAATCCAACATTTATTACATTACCCATAAAATTAAATAACTGAAGCCTCTTAAGAAGAGGTGCTTGAATCATAAGACTTGTAATTGTGTTCAATTCAACTTTTGCTCTGCCATCACCTGCCAAAGCCTCAGTACCTAATTTCTTAATATAAGCATTCGCTTTGTTAGCCTTCTCCCCAAATCTACTTGTATCCTCACCTCTAACCATTGCACTAAAAATCTCAACAATAGGAGATTTTTCTGTATATTTATGTTCAGGTTGAATGCTATTCAATTCAACACTTGGTCTAAAATTCTCTATTCCTAAAACATTACTCATTATTATTAATCCTCCTTTTAAATATTATTTATTAGTTGTTTGTGATCTTACAATAGAAACCAGTTCCACCAAAAGTAGTTTTCTCAATAACTTTCAATACACAAGCATATCCAGTATCAGTTGCTTTCTTCCACATCATTGCATTTGCACCAGCAGGTACAGGAACTAAATATTCTCCAACAGCAACACTGCCATAAGCAGTTGTTACCAAATCACTTGATAACTCAACAGGATAACCAATTAAATCATTAAGATTAAAAGCCCTGATATAACTTCCGACAGGAATGACAAAATCTGCTTGATTCCATAATTCAGGCGTATCAATGATATTCATTGCAACATAAAGCTTATCGGCTTTTGCACCAGCATCATTTGCAGATGCTTCAGCGGCTTCTTTGTAAGTTACTGCGTCAGTTCCAGCAGTATAAGTAGGTGTGAGAGTAAGAGTAGTGTCTGCTAAACTAACATTATCCAAAAGAACAGAATTAGTTGACGCACCATTTGCAGGAGCAGTAATTGTAATTGTTGCTGTGTTAATTGCTACTGTATATCCTAATCCTAGCAAAACTGCATCACAGTTAGTTTTTATTAATGCAGCAGCTAAAGCAGCAGTGGTTTGAGTGGCAGCAACAATGGTAGTATATACATTTTGGCCACCAATGTTAAAACTAACCGCACCATTTGCAATAGTACCAGCACCAACAACTATAGCAACACTAGATTTAGAACCTCCAGAAGTATAATTGTCAGTAACTTTGAATACATAACCATTTTTTGTAGCAGCAGTTGCTTGAACGCGAGGATTATTTACTGTATTCATGATGGCTCCGAGTGTAGAAAACTTAAATAAACTCATTATTAATTCCTCCTATTTCTTATTTTATTTTTTTACTATTGTTTGTTAAATTAAAATAAATCCGAAATATCTTCTTCGGATTTTTCAGTGTTGTGGATTGCCATAAATAGATCAGTATTGTCGTTTTTTGCATTCAATTCAATATCCACGTTGGTTTTTAAAGAATTTAATTCCTTAACTCTTTTGACACACAATTCTGCTTCTTTTGCTTTAAGTCCCTCCATATCATTCTTTTCTACATATTCAGTTTTTAAAGAATTAAGTTCTACTTCACTAAACCCATTTTTCTTAATCTCTACTTCAAAATATGTATTAATTTCTGCTATTTTTGCTTGTGCTTCTGCCTCTTTTGCTTCGATGTCTTTTGCTTCCTTAAACGCCTTTAAAGAATTTAATTCTTCATTTACTAAATTAAGTTCAGTAGTTTTAGCTTCGATGTTTTTGTTTGCTTCAACAACTGTACTATTTAATTCAGCAATAGTAGAATTCAATTCATCAATTTTAGTATTAGACTCTACAATTTTAGAATCTGAATCAGTTAACTTTGCTGTTAAATCATCCAATTTTGCATTGATTTCAGCAATCTGTTTTTCATCCATTTTTTCTTTTCCTCCTTTATCTTTCTTTTTTGATAATATATCCTTAATCAACAATGAATTAACTTCTACAGAAGGTTCATCATTGGAAGGCATCCAAGCCATATCCACTTCTACAATATCTCCGATAGTGACATCGTTGTTTGTAATATTATATGTTGTTTTATAGTATTCAGATGGAGTATTATAATCGGTCATAATTATTGTTTGACTTTGTGGATAAAATTTGTACATATAATAATAGCAATATTCATTAGGTTCTTTCATTGACATTGCAGCATTAAAAGCTCTAGAAATGATAGTTGCTATATCATCATAACTTAATTCATTAATCTCAAAAGATTTAGATTTTACGATTACCTTTTCTTTTACTTGTTTACTCAATTCTTCTTTCACCTCATCTTCTATGATAATGTTTATGGTGTTTTGTTCTATTGATGTATTTATGTCTAATTGTAAGTCTTCTAATACTTTTTCATCTTCAATAACTTGATTAATCTCAATAACCTGACTTGTGTTATCGGATGGATTACACATATATAAAATAGCTAATCCAGATACATCAAAAACAGTTGGGATTCTTCCAACCTTAAGAGTGCCATCTTCATTGGTAGATCCATCGAGATATTCTATGTTTTTATTTGCACCTTTACCATTAATCTCTATTGATCCCTTTATATTTTCTCCATTTGCAAGAGATTCTTTAAGCCAATCAACAAATAGGGGATATCTCTGATTGTATAAATAACCTTCCGTAATTAATGCTTCTTTATCTATACCGTCAATATTTACTGTTCCAGTATAGGCTTCTTGAATACTCCCTACCGCAACTCCGTCAAATTCAATATTTCCTTCATCATCAACAGACATAGTTCCGTGATCTGAGGGTATTTGTAATTCTTCGTCTAACCAAGATACAACATAAGGTGCTCCTATAGTTGATGCAATATTATCTTCTATGTATTGTTTAAGCCAAGTTATGCCATTTGCATTGTAATGATTTTTGTCTGGATATATCTCACAAGCAGACATTTTAATTTTTGTTCTACCTGCCAATTCACCTTCTGGCATTTCACAAATCTCGATATATGTATTAAATTTACTCATTTTATTTTATTCTCACCTCCTTTAAATAAATAATTATTAGTTATTTTGTTGACTAAGTTAATTTCAAATAATCTGATAGAATATTTTCAATATTATCAATATCCCAATACCATATTTCTAAAAAATTATATCCGTTCTGTTCTGCGTATTCTTTTTTTCGTCTGTCATGTTCTAATTGCCTTTCAAAATCTTTGATAGATTTATGAAATCCTTTACAATACTTTTCATGTTGCAATCCTTGAAACTCAATGAGCAGATTGTACTTTACGGGTAAATAAAAATCATATGATAGATTACCATTTCGTAAACCAATTAAACCATCAAATTGTTTTTGAGGTATATAATAAATATAGTATTTATTTAATAATTTTGATATACCCTGTTCTCCTTTGGACTCTAAACATTTAGGACATCCAGTACCTAATTTTCTACTTCTATTCTTAATTTCAGCATCCCACTCATGTCCACACTCTTTACATAACCACCAAACTTTCTCACCACTAAAAGGAGTATACTCTTCTGGTCTTTTTTTATTTTTATTGTAATGCCATTCTTCACATAATTTTGGATTATTAAATAATAGATTATGATCTTTTGATGGATATATGCCTGCACAATAAGGACAATTACACTTCATACCAGTCCTTGTATAAATCTTCATTTCCCATTCATGCCCTTTATCACACAACCACCAAACTTCTTTACTGCTCCCACAAGTAACGTCAAAAGGAGTTAATTCTCCATTCCTGGTTGGATGCCACTCAGATACTAATTTTGGGTTCTTTGTTGCTAGGCAATTAGATAAACATACTTGCTGGCCAGTACAAAACCCACACTCATGACCAGATTGTATATCATTCCAAGTCATTTCAAATATTTCACCACAGTTTTCTTTTAAACATTGCCATTTTAATTTTTCACTATTATCTTTATATTCTTGACCATCAATTAATTTAAATGGTTTATTATTTAATTTGCACCATAATTTGATATTTTGAAGAGTATATATATTATACTTGGAAACTATATTGGGGATATGATTATTTTTTAAATTACCTAAACTTGGTTCGATTATATATCCTTCTTGTGTTTTAGATAATAATTTTTCTTTGCTGTTTTTATATGCATTAAACAAAGGTATTAACTTTTTATCAATAAATTCTTGTCGTGCTTCTTCTAACGTTATTTTTTTACCCACAATTCATCATTCCTTTCCATGCCATGCCTTTTCTTAAAATTAAACATAAAAAGAAGAGAGGTGAAAGGAAACCTCTCTTATTAATAATTAATCAAGTTTCGAACCTCAATTAATTTCTATCTTTTTAAAATTATATTTACTTTTTAGTTGATGGTTTTGGATTTTTATTTCCACCTAATGCTTTTGACGTTACGGTATTTTCATTTTTTGATGTATTATCAGGAGGTCTTCCATTAGGATTATCTTCACCATTATCTCCACTCATAGTAAATGAAGTTGCATTTGGTTCGAATAGATCCTTGTAATTATTTCTCTTCTCCATTTTCTTAATTGCTATATAATCATCGACATCATAACCAGCTTCTGCTATCATATGCGTATTTGTTCCTCCAGCCAAAGTATATAAATCCTTTGCTCTTGTATAGCTTTCATTCTGATTTATAATAGATGTTCTTAAATAGTTAATATTCACTGGTTTATTATTGCTATCTGAGATGTTTAATATTCGCGTATATTCACAAGCAATATTCTCAACTAATGCAAAAATTTGCGTTAATACTAAATTTACATTCACAGCCAATGTAGAGTAACTTGCTCCACCTTCACCTTGAGCATTCAAACTAGCTGAGGCAAAACCCAAAGCTGTCGATATTTTTTTAGTATTTTCATCACTTAAAGTATCTTTTAATAAAGAAGCATCTTTAGTCATTCTTTCTATTTTTGCACCTGGAGCAAGAGTAATTTTACTTACCTTTGACTTCCCATATGTGTTAGCAGTATTTGAACTTACAGCTCCTTCAAACGCTGTTACTAATGCTTGCTGTTGGTCTTTATTCAAACTGCAAGCACCAGCTTTTTCTCCAGTTGGAAGCATAAGCATATAAATACTACTTGCTAAATCATTAACTGTATTAATTTGAGAATTATAATAATCTTCTGCAAATCTAATATCAAATAAAGCAGACAAACCAAGGCAACGACCATAAGGTTCTTTTACATTTGCTTTAAATTTTAATGCAATTGTGGTTTTAGGATCAAGAATCATCCATTGTTTCGAAGCATCTTTTTGATAATTTAAATATGCTTTAATAAATTCTGGAGGAAAATTTTTAATTTCATGTAATAGTCCACCATGTTTAAATTGGTTAAAATACATTAAATTAAAGGCTACTAATTGTTGATTATTTTGTACTCCGATAAATTTACAATAATCAAGATCCAAAGGTTGTATCTGAATATTATCATCTAAACTTAAACCTTCAAGATACGGCAAAGAATCAACAAGCCCTTGTTGTGTTTGGACATTTTTATTATTTGGTTTAGTATTGCGAAATATTGCAACATACATGCCATCTATGAAACAACTCATTAAAATATCTCGCGTAGTTAATTTATGATTAATTTTCCTTAAAATCTTTCTAAAATTTATACACTTTAAATCACCTTCGGCACTATCTTCATCTGAAGTAGCAATAAAATCTAGTGTAGGTATAGATGTCATATAATCGATGCAGTTCGCGTACATTCCCGAAGAGTTATAAGCTTCTCTAGATAATTGTCTTAACTGCATATTATATCGCATAGGATATTTAATGTAAAGACGTAGTTGTTCAATACTTATCCCTGATGTTAATGCTTCTTGAAAAAAGTATGTTGAAGTTGTCATTGAATTTAATTCAACTGCATGAGAGGTTTCAAGTTGAGGTGATTCAAGTGGGGGAGAGGTATTATTATTTTCTGTCAAGTGTTAATAACCTCCTTTCTGTGATAATTATTATTGTTTGTTTATATTATGAGTAGGTGAATACAAAATCATAGTCCGAATCATTTGCCAAACTATTGTCTCTTTCTTGTAAATAAATCCAATATAGACCGTAAAGTACAGCACTAAATTTATCCTTGCGAATGCGTCTAGACACTCTCTCTGTCCTTGTTTCGTTACCTGCTTGTTTATAGCGAAGATTTAATATTTCCTCACATAATATGTCCGTTAATAAATAAGGAATTTCTAATCTAATTAATTCTTCACTTTCTTTAATTTTATGCTTGAATTTCTTTTCTAAATCTTTTATACCTTCATTTTTACCCTTAAGTAAATTGATATCTAATCTAGTAAAAACTTGCATAAAATGGTTAACCATATCACTTTCTTTTGTTTCCTTATTTTGCGATTTAAGAGCAAACACCATAGGAATAGAGTTTACTAATTTATATTTATCATACCTTTCATCGTTTACAACTGAATATGGAGGATTTCCGTCATTTAAATCCAACACTAAAGAATCCGTGACGGCAACTCCCAAACCATTATTATCAATTACTAAAATCCTTGCTTTGTAGTCTTTTACCTTTTCTTTAAGAAATTTTGCTTGTAATGTAGAGTGTTGTCCTTCCATAGAGAAAATATTTACTATTTCTTTTAGGTATGTTCCATTATTTTTTGGAGTAATTTTAAAAACCGCCAAACAAGAAAGTGCGTTCTGATCCCCTTCATTTCTGCTAACGTCATATGCTAAAACATATTCTACCTCATCGTCTCCACAATGCTCCCACTCAGCTACCCCAACAGTTCTACATTTTTGTATCTTATCATCAGAGACAAGAGAATCAGAACTTGACCCAGTCCATATACTTTGATATTCACGCATAAAGTCCATTATTGAATATGTTGGGGATTCGCGTAACTCCTCAATAAAATCAACATCCAATTGCCCATACATACAAGGTAATTCATAACTATTTCCTAAACAAAATGCAGATTTACCAGCAAGCATATCTTGATATACTTCTGACATTTTTTCATAAGCAAATTGCTGTTGTGTTCCTGCGGTTGTAATATATAATTCACATTTATGTATTTCATCTGGATCTACTTTGCCATTCATTGATGGACGGTCATTTGCCATTAAAGGGATAACTACTGCATTTAATATATCTCCATCAAACTTCTTGTCTGAAATTTCTTCTACACAACCTGAAAATCTTCTACCACCTCGCGAAGAATCACGCATCTGTACCACGTCATATTTTGAACCATTATGAAAAATTAATTTAGTATAATCTTTATTCTCGGTAAATATTTTTATTTCATTTCTTAATAATGGGTAATGATCTAAAATGTCGTTAATATTATCTGCTGTAATTTTTGCAGCTTGCTCTTTCCCGACAGCACACGTAAAAAGCTTGGTTTTACTATACATTACACATTTTAGAATAAATGCTAAATTTTGAAGATAACTCTTAGACGTTCCTCGTGTAGCAGTTAAAAATACTTTCCTATATCTCATCATTATTCTTAAATAAATTCTTTGATAATAATATAATTGTATTTTTGAATCTGGAGAAGATATAAAATCAAGAAAACGGTCAGGATACCACCTAAAGTAACTACATAATTCCCTCCATTGTTCTTTAACATTTTCAAAACTTTTAATTTGTAAATTATTTATATTGTTAGTTTCAAAATTCTGAGGATTAGAAAATGTATCACTATCTTTTATTCCTCTACTTTTTTTGCTAAAATTATTTTGCGATACCATTATGAATCATCTCCAGTAATAACACTATCAAAATTTTCATCAACTGCTATATCGTTAATATTTATTACTGTATCATTATCAATTTCATCTAATTCTAATTTTGGTGAATCACTTGGAGGTGCAGTCATCTTTTCTATTTTATTAAGTTTTAATGTAAAATTCTCAATATGCATAATTGTCTTATCTACTATATCTTGACTAATTCCCTTTATTTTTTTATAATATTCCCAGGGGGGGATAAATCCATCTTTTTCAACTTCTGAATATATCATGCTAAAACTTCGTATACCACCAGTTTTATCTGCATCAGTTTTATCCATTGCACGAAACTTAGAATCTGCCATATATTTAGAGAACAAATCACCTAATTTTTTCGCTTCATCATAATTTCCTTCTTCCAGTTCTCTATCCATTTTCAAAGATATAATTGCTAATTTTTTTAGATAAATCATATCTTGAGTAGTTTCGATGCTATTTGTTCTTTGCATGTCGTTGTAAAATTGTTCTAATTCATAATAATCATTTTGTTCATATTTATTTCCCCATTTTAATATCATTTCATTTGTTACATCAAAATGATTGCTAGTCATTATAGCTTGATTCATATTAAGTTTTACTGGATTAATACTATCTGGTTCAAATTTACTATCTTTCCAAGTGCCTTTTTTAAATTCATTGATTTTAGAATTGGCCATTGTAATATATCTACTCCAAGGGTCTTCTGGATTATTCTCTTTAGCATTTCTGTAATATGAGTAGATAAATGGAATATCTAATAATTGTAATACTTTATAAACAGTTTCTATTTTATTTGGATCAATCATTGATTTAAGACAAACCTTGCATATATTTAATTTTCCATCTACCGATAGAACAGAATTTGTATTATAGAATTGAGTTGACGCTAATTCTCTATGACAATTATCACAAATTTTTTTAACGATTGGTTTTTTTACAATATTATTGGTACTTTTTTTACGAGGCATGTTCTTCCTCCTTATGGAAGTCTTTTTTATACACCCATTTATATCCCTTGTGGGTTTTCTGTCTCCCTCTACAACATTTTGTGATTCCGCTTATATCTATTTCTAAAACATTAGATGCTTCTGATGCACCAGTCCACTCTCTAATAAAACAATCATCTTTTGATAATTGCATTATTGGAATTCTCATATTAATTTTAGATTCTTCTTTTAATGGTCTTCCACGCATATCCTTAAATCTATTTTCTAAATGTTCTTTGCTTTGTTTAACGCCTTTTGTCCATGTATTTACACCTTTTAAACTTTTACTTAATTTCTGTTTTGTTTCTTCTGTTCTTTTTAAACCTTTTCCTAGAAAACTAAGTAATTTTTTAGTTTCCTCAGAATGCTTATATCCTAATGGACTACCTGCTATCTTGTGAAGATTATAACCATAATCTCTATGATAAGAATTAAAATTATCCATCCAAAACTGTTCTCTTTCTAATAAAATGCTATTATCAGCGACCATTTCAATTGTTTCAAATTTAAAATTGTCTTCGCCATATTTATTCCAAGCTCGTTGGAGATGAATTGAATGATGGACATTTCTTTTTAAATCAGATAAATCTTAGATTTGATTGGATAATTGCTATTGTTTACTATACTTAATTGCATAATCTTTAATGCCACTAATAAAATCATTAATGTTATCCGTAACATTAGGAAATTGAATATTACCAATATGAATATTAATTGTCTTATTACTTTCTTCCGATTCCCTATTTTCTTCTTCAAAATCTCCTCTATCCGACCACCCCAATCTCTTCATTTCCAAACTCATCTGAAATAAAGCGTCAACAATACAATTCGGGCAACCTTCACTAGCCATAATCTTCTCAAATGCCTTACCAACAGACGCATTTACAATATCATCATGTCTTTGCGAGCGACAATCATCACACATACATGGATTATCACATATACAATCTGTTTCTCCACAGTCAGAGCAAACATCATCCTCTGATTCATCAATATATTCCTCATCATGATTTCCACGACCACAATGTTCGTCACACCAATCACAATTAGCACATTCAGGACTTACATTAAATTGACTGTCATTACTGTTATCTTTATCCTCAACTAACTCACAAAAAGACCAACTAGCATTTCCAACTAATGTCTTATCTACTGTTTCTCTATCCATATCAGTAAAAATATAATAATCCCCATATGAATCAAAGAAATCAGAATACTTATAATCACCATCATTTGCTCTAGCAGTTTCACAGAACATTTGAATTTCTTCATCATCGAATAGCATGGAAATATAGTATTGTTTTATATAAGGAGATAAATCATTAGTCTCATCAATAAGATCATACGTTTCTCCTAAATACTCTGAAATATAAGATGCAAGGCCATGATCAACAACCATTAAAAAATCTATAGAAGTTTCGATGTGTTTATCTAGAATATTATCAATGTCTGCGAGAGTTAATTTATTTGCCATTTTGTGTTTCCTACCTTTATTATTTTATTTTAACTATATTGTTTAGTATCCAAATGTATAATTATCCACTTATCCTACAACATTTCCTTATTCTTAGCATCACTAACATTTTTACTACACTCAATACTTGCATTAGCATTGATTTTTGTGGTTTCTATATTGTGACTTACATTCATAAAATTAAAAATATATGCTACAGAATCCTCGACAGACCATCCAGTGTTAATTAATGCAGTATACATACCACAAGCATGACTAGCGTCTTTTAATCCTTTTACAAACTCATCTTTATCAATTTTAACACTAGAATCTTCTTCTAAATTATCAGTATCTAATATAAATGGTTCACAGTAGAAAATTTGCTCTGTTGTAGATTCTGAAGATGGAGATATTTTTAATTCTTGTAATTCATTTTTAATTTCATTTGATATTTCATTTGCTCCTGATTCTAATTCTTTTTCCTTACAGTTATCGCACATATTATAATTCTCCTATTTATCTAAATTATTTTACTAATTATCTACATGATATAGTCTATACAACCTAAATCCAAACATTCAGAAGGTGTAAGTATCCAATCTTTCTTTTCTCTTTTAACTTCATCCAATTTTGATTCTGGAATTTTAGTATATTTCATAATCAACATTTTCATTAAATCCCATAATCTTCTCAATTCAGTAACTTCATCTTCTAATTCTTGTAATACTCCACCCATCCAAGTTGATGGTTGATGTGCAAGTGCATAACTATAGCGATAAGCTCTGCGTTCAGATCCAACAATTAATAGCATGAATGCCATAGATGCAGATGATGCTTGATTTGTTGTAATAATCTTATATCCCATGTCTTTTAGTTCCTCTACCTTTGAAATTATACTTAATCCTGAATTTATACTTCCTCCTGGTGAATCTATAAGTATTTCTATGCTTTCTCTTTCAGAAATAGGAATATTTGATTTATTATCTAAAGCAACAATTCTATCTAGATAATAAACTGTCTTGAAAGATATATCATTGTCTATAATCTCATTTATGAAAATGCGACGATCTCTAATTGCCGATGTTAATTTCATCTCATCTATGATTTTATCATTTGGCATTAATATTTCCATATGTAATTACCTCATATATTTTATTTTTCTATTTATTTCTGATCACAGTATTCAAAATATCTGTAATCCCCAACTCCTTATCCACAATAAAACTCTGATTCTTTTTCTCTGTCTGGATATAACCTTTATCATTAGACCATCTTGAAAAACCACTAACTGTCGGTAATCTCAGCACTTCTAAATATCCTTGCTTCTCAT